CTGAATTAGAAATATATCTAGAAGGACTTGTGATGACAATAGGGTTGGTCTTTATAAGCGACCATGTCTGAGGCAGTGTATCATTCGAAACAACGATCTTGCTGGATGGGGTTAAAGTATATGAGTCACCAAGAGCAATTTCAATACCCAGTGCATTGACAGTATACGTGAACATGATAAGAACATTACCAGTCGTGTTATCATATACGGTATAAGTGTTAGTGCTGTAATCAATTTCGGGTGATACGACATTGAAGACTTCTTCAATGGTACCACTAATATCAGTATAGGTTCTGTTTCCTATTGAATCACGATTAGGATACTTTATTTCAAATACCGGACCATCTGATCCATCAACCCATGTAACAGTCCATTCTTCGTATGACTGTTCAGTATACACATTTGACAGTGTACCAAAAGGCTTTGCTACATTAGGATAGATTGCATATCCCTGTTGATTTGCGAATTTAGGATTGCTAGGGGTATCAACCAATTCATTGATGTCAAGGTTCAATTCCTTCCACATCTGATGGTGTTTTGTATCGAAGGAGAATACGCCTCGGCTCAAATCGTAGTCATAGGATTCTTGCTGATTATTACCGTCGATTCTAACATCAGGAATACCTGGACCATCCCATCTACGAGGGTTGAAGACGAAGTTACCGTCAGTAGCATTTGTATCGCTGTTCTGAACGTCCATGTTCTCAATACCAGGGATTTGCAAATCTCTATCAGACCCTGTATTGAACACATTTTGGTTTGAGTGACTTGCAAACTTAGCAGTGGATGTAAGAGGCACTCGCCAAATAGCTCGTTGACCATCAGACGTAAGCTCTTTAGACCAGCTCTGTGATCTCTTTAGACGTACTCCAGTTGCAGTACGAGTAGAAGGAAGAATATCTGGACCAAGGAAGACTAACGTGTGGTCGTGTTCCTTCATCTTAACGTTGATGTCCTCATTGAAAAGAAACTCTTCAACGATTTCAGAAAGCTTTACGTGATACGGCTTAACGTCAAGAACATAATTAATAAGACTATCGATATAACCATTCGTAATATTGAGGTAGCTGCTCTTAGTACTGCTCATCGATTAACTCCGTCTGTGCTGCTTCTGTAACGGAGACAGAAGAGTTAACCGTAATAAGAGAAGTTTTAAACAAATCGCTGAATTCATAGTTGTTAGCTAGAGCGTCATCAAGCGAGTTAAAGAAAATTTCATTGATTTGGGATGCGCGAGCTGTATTCCAGATAAGGTTCATAGTTGTTCTAGCTGTTGCAGTATCGGTGAACCAAGTATCGCTCTGGCTCATATCAAGTGCGGTGATTGTATCAGGGATGGTTGTATGACCAAGTCTGATAACCAAAGATGTATTTAGTATTGTATGAACCACAGATGTTCTTAGAAGAGCCGTATCAGCATATATCTGACCTGTGTTGAAACCAAAGCGGCTTCTTGTTCCATTCTTCAGGTCGTAATCGATACGAGCTTGAGATGGAAGCTGGTTGCCAACAGAGTCTGCACCAGAAATTGCATCAGTAAGTTTGTCCCAAAGCTGACGAGGAATCTTAGAAGACTGAGTCTTACGAATAAGAGCCCATTCAACGTGAACGTTCTTCAAATTCATTTCTTCTGGGTCATCACGCAAGGTAAAGTCTCTAAGCATACGAAGCTTGTATGCATCATTACGCGAAACGATAGAGCTAAGACCCGCGATTGCGAATGAATCGAATGCTGCAGTTTCTGTCATCACAACTGACTTACCACTTTCAGTTAATGTCGTCTGCTCGCTTACCATATCACCGTATATGAACGAAGAATCAATAACCTTTTCAGTAGAGGTATTGTTCTTCAACACATAAAGAGGATTCATTCTGGAGAATAGCGCATAGATAGATGCACCAGATTTTAGAATGTTAGACGCTTGAACTAAGGACATTGATTTATTTGCTTGAGGAACTGTTTTATGCTGTACCCAGAAATAGTATTTTGACCCTGTCATATTGCCATCTGTGTCTCTGATGTCCAACTTAGTGTACTGGTAATCCTGTTTGAACTGAGTTTGAACGGAGAAATCCTCTTTAACCTCTGGGTCAAATGCTAATTCCGCCGCAGAAGGTTGATAAGCTCTGTAAAGTAAACGAACTGATGTTCCTTCTGGCAGAGTATTTACAAGATTTACTACGTTTCCGATAATCGCATAAGCTCCTGGATTGATCTGAACCCCATTAGCATAGATGGAAAGTCTGTTAGAATCGATTGTATCAGCGCTAACAAATGTAATCAAGTCAGTACCATTTGAAATTTGTTCAACCTTAGAAGCTTCAAGAGCTGTCCAATTACCCCAGGTTGAATTGTATCTCTTGATGTCAATACCAGTCTTAAGCGTTAACGTACTTGCAGTGTCCTTCATAGCCTTCACGACATCAGCAGAAGGATAAATCTGTTTGACATCTCCAGGGTAAGGTCTCCAAGAATTAAATGGATACAACAAATCGGCATCAAGCTGTGCTTGTGTAGGGATAGCCCATGTGATCCAAATATATTCTGACACGTCATTTAGCGTATTAGTTGTAGCAACATAGTTGCTTAGCTTAGGACCTGGATATTCAGTCCAGTCAACAGTTGTAGTAAAATCTACTGTCTCACGAATAACGATATCAGAGGCAGTGATTAGTCCCGCAATAGTTGCACTCGAATCATTAGGGTTAACAGCAACTGTTAGTAACAAACCGAATTTATCAAACTTGAATAGCACTTGAGTATCAACGTCATTAGCGGCAACAATTTCAATGTCTTGTGCAAAGCCAGTTGAATCTTTCATACGAACATAATCTACGCCATCAACATATGTCTCAAGATAGATTGTGCCAATGCGAGTGCCAAACAAACCGCCAGCAATAACTGAAAGAGAACACTGCGTACCAATTACTGGTGCTCTAATGTCAGCCTCTGAACCAACTACATATTCAATCTTTGCACCAATCTTAAATTCACCATTTGGTTTATTGGTGCTAGCTTTGAAGGCTCCAAAGTTTCTACCTTCAACTAAATTGGCATCAGCCGTTCTACCGCTATCAACGATTAATCTGTTACCAGAAACCCAGACATCAACGAATGTTTCACTACCGAATGAAGGGTGAACTTGCGCTCCAGTTGGAACATAAGACCAAGCAATAGGGCTTGCTGTAATAGAACGATCGCGACTATAGAACTTCTGAAGTGCGACTGTACCAGACAATCTTACCGATGAATCGATATTAGAGTCACCTTCTTCAAGTGCTGCTCTTTCATTATACTTAGCAGGTTCAACTGGGCTTTCTACCCATTCGTAAAGATCAACAGATGCCCATTCAGCCAATGAACCCCAACGTGCATGACGTGCTGCTCTCGATGGGAAGATTGTAGCATCATAGTAAGGGATGTATGCAAGGTTGGAAGTATCCCACCATACGCGGCCTACTTCTCTCTTACCCCATGGCTTCAGCTTTCTGTAGTTAGGATTGTTTGTAGTCTGTGTAGAGTAGTTATAGCTTGTTGGGTCTACACTAGAGATCATATCGACAACTTCAAGCGGCATAGCGGCATGAATACCGATAGCTGGGTGCCACAACCCAATCTCTTCTACAAGAGTATTAGTTGCATAGTTGAAAAGTTTCAATGGAGAATGCTTTGTAGGATTCATCCATGTGTAACCATGGATGGTAAAGGTATCACTACCATCTACGTATACAAGAGATGCATTAACGAAATAGCAATTGACTACACCGCTTGATGAGGTGATAGTTGGTTCCATCGAGTCACCATTGTGATAGATATTCTTAAGCTTGAAATATCCAGATGCTGTAGTTACCAATGTTTCTGTAATTGGAGTAGCTTCAAAGTGCATGCTAGTTCCAAGGTCATCAATAGAGAACCAACGCGCATCATTCATCTTCTCAATTTGTGTATACAGGTCAAGAGCATTGTAGTTTGGATCTAAGTCAGAATAGAACTGAACTTGAGTAAACTTCTGTGTGACATCGTTAATAGTCAACTTGATTTCTGGGAATGAACGTTCACGAGCATCACCAAACTCTGCAAGTTTGTATGCCCAATATTCATCAGTAGAAGCACGATCGAATTTCTTGTAGTTAACGAAGGCATCAATAGCCATGTTCGTTCCCTTAACCTGGATCAATCCTCTCCAGAAGTTGAACTGCGTTGTATCGGTTACGTTGATGTTGCTGAAGTAATCCTTCTTAGTAAAGCCTAGCAAAGCAAGTGCATGAGTAGCAGTCGTCTTTTCATAGAATGTTTTGTCAGCATCGTAGTAGTTTGCAATAGCATCTACAGATGAAGACATGTTTCTCTTAACATCGTTACCGCTCAAGAAGAAACCGTCGATAGTTGGTTTACGATCGATGACACGTTGACGGAAGAAATTCAAGAACGCAGTGTTGATCCGAATACCGAGGAAGGTATTGAACACTGTGTTAGATGCAATTTCGTCTGAGAACTTCTTGTTCATCAAGATCAAATGTTCGTACTCATCTAGGAAGACGTGAGCAGAGAACATAGGAGTATTGGAGTACGTAACAGTCTTTTCATCAGTACGGATTACGTTCACACTACTAAGAGGAATGTTCTTGCCAGTAACGTCAAACACTGCTTGCATTGAGTTCGCGTCAACGAAGTTTGATTCTGTGTACTTAGACAATAATCCGTATGGGGTGTTGATAGTAAGCTTAGAAGCAAATGGGTTAAGAATAAACGCATCACCAGCGCTCATACCTAAGTAGATGTTGTTTACTAGCTTTTCAACTTCAAGCTGCCAATCGATGTTACGACCAGTCAACGCATCAGTGATTGGTGTATCAGACTGAGTAGTCCATCCTAAGTCTTCTAGACGAGTTACATAACCATAGATGAAGTCGATAACATTCTGAAGACCCTTGATAGTAACAGGAGTAGTCTTAGAAACAATTGCTGTCTTATCTGTTAAACGGTTCCATGAAAGAGCGGTAGAAGACTTATCGAGGATGCTGAATGTTTCAAAATTACCACCATCAGCAATAGACTTCAGTTCGTAGCACTCAAGGATAGGGTGCTCTGGATTGTATGATTCAACGCGGAAGATCCAGTCTGATGCATCTGACTTTGGAATGTAAAGACCATTCTGGTTCTGAACTTTAGAGCGCATCTCAAGAAGCTGAACACGAAGACCAGAAATCCAAATGCTATCAACATCTGATGTCTTCTTGAGAAGAACATTGTATGCGGTAGGAGGTAGGTCTCCCATAGGTGTAAGGATGCTCAATGAGTCTGGTCTAATCAAAGCGCCAAGACGATGTGCAAGCTTTACTTCCCAACCGCGATATGCAATTGTAGCATCAGAGAATTCTGCATCGATGAAGTTGTGACGAAGCAAATGAGTGAACCACTGTCCAAGACCCTTGAAGATTTTAACACGGGCTGGTACATGTTTCCATGTCATAGTGGTGAGATCAGCATTCAACGTAAGCGTGAATGTATCGCCCAATTCGAATGGGATACCTAAATCTTTAATTGATACTTGCGTAAGTGTAACACCATCTGTAGTTGGCAAGTCGAATGTTTGACCAACGTTTATAATACCATGATGAATATCATTGACATAAAAATAAACAACAGTTAGATTATCTGCAGTGTGAGTAACTTGGAACTTCAAAGTTGCTGGAGCAGTCCACTCGTATAAGCCGGCAAATCTTGCTGCGCATTCAGCAGGTGTATATTCGTTGATGATGTTCAACTTCTCACCATGCATCAAGAACTTAGATGCTGACAAAGGAGCCATCGTGTTACGCTCTACACGAACGTTCTTATCTTTCTGAATGTAAGTCTCACCCCATGTCTTATCAAGGAATGGAAGAGGCTTAAGACGGAACATGCTACGAGCAAGACCGTACTTATATTCAACAGACTTCTTCCATACTGTTTCGATAGGACCATTCTGACCAAATAGATACGTGTCAGCTTTACTAGACGGGATAGTCGTAGTCATGGCATTAACTGTCACAAGTGGATTCATTTGTGGGCTGACATATGGAGCAAACAATTCGTCAGTAAAGATATTGACGCAGAGCTTAACACCTGGAATATGTGCAGCAATATCTGTCCACATTTGTTGAGACCATGTTCTAGACTGTTCGAATGTCAATACTGTTGAAAGAACGTCGATTGGATCTGACGTTGTAAGTACCCACATCGTGTTCGATCTTGATGCGCCTTCTGTTACATGAACAGTTAGACCATGAACCATTGGAACAGATGCGCTAGGTACGCGACCCCAACCACCAGACGATGCGACGTAAACACCATTCATCGTGGTGATAGTTTGATTTGTTAGAAGAACAACATCGTTGTTAGCAAGTGCGACACCATCTACTGTCTGTAAACCAAATAAAGGTGTAACGTCAGTAAGTGCAATTGCACGTGCTGTTATAAGATTGGCGGTAGGCACAATGGTTGATGCATAGGTCGCCATCCACCATGCTGGCTTGGTGTCATGACCCATAAGCTTCCAAGGTTCTAAATCTGGGCGGCACGTAGGCAATGACAATCCTGGAATTCTGAAATTGCTTTCATAGATATCCCACCACCGTGCTTGGCTCAGTACTGAAGAATAGTTCCAAGTAAATGGATCATCGCTCTTATAGTCAGATGCATACGTATCAAACTGATACGCTGCTGCATATCGTGCTAATTCGATCGCATTGTATTCTGCAAATTTTGGTGATGTGTTTGTAGTCTCAGAAATATCAATGCTGATCTGTTGAGATGGGTGCACACTGTCAAAAAGCTTCTGCTCTACTGCTAGAACAAGGCTGTTCTTAATTGCTTCTGATGAGAATGGTTTCCAGCAATCAGCTGGAAGAACAAGAGAATTAACCCAAGCATGCTGAATATCGCTCCACTCTTTCATCATACCAGTAATTCTATTGAACCACAAGTTACCGATCACCCCTGCTGGTGGAACTTTTACCGTATCATAAAGCACGTCAAAGATAAACATCTCCGTTGTAGATGTTTTATACCATAGTTGACGTGCATATGGATTTGTTGGCATAGCTTGTGCAAAAATGCCAGTTGTAATTTGACCATCTGCTCTAGTAACTTTTGTTCTAATTAAGTTTTGGTCGAACTCAAGGTCTCTAACATTGTATGGAGAGACATGTCCATCATGGTGAATGATAACGTTAATGTTCAACTCTAAATCGAAAGCCATTCGAGGAATAACTGGAGCGCAAAGACCAAGCATTGGTAATGTAGCAGGCCAATTAGCAACGAGAGCAGTGCTATCAGAGAATACAGACTTTAAGTTCTCATTTGAAGCTCTAAGACTTTCAAAGTATGCAAGCAGTTGTTGAATGTCTGGAGCATTTGGATCAAGTATGGTTGTAGAAATAGTTCCAGCTGATGCCAAGTATGTTGGCAAGTCATTGAGAATAAACTGCTGAATACTTGACAACGCAACGTGATATGCATTCTCTGCAAAATCGATAATCGTTAGTGGTGAAATATCTTTCTGAATAAGCATCGATGCTAGCAATGGGAAGTTACTAGAGAACTCTCTAATAGTACCGCCAACACCATTATCAAAAGGTATCATGCGGAAGTTATTATTTCCGATAGATGATCCAATAAATCCGTTCTGATTCTTAATGACACTTCGAGCATGACCAAGGTAGTCAGCAAAGATAATTTCTGGCTCTAACTGACGCTCAATGTTCTCAAACATACGAGCAGGGTTCATCCAAGCACCGTCAATTACTCCGTCAGTAGCATCACCGATCTTCCAGCCAGGATAGTTGATATACTTTCCATCAACATTCTTCTTTACATATCGTGGAGCAATAGGAGCATGCACTGTAAACATGAATGATTCACCAGGCAATGGAGTGTTGACACCAGCATTGATAGTGAATTTCAAATCATCAGCATGAGTGTACTCTACACCTACATGAGCATCTATTGCTAGCTTACCACTACGGGAACCAAAAACATTCCATGTTGAAGAATCAAATGCCATCAGAGTCCAGGTTTGATTGTCAGCATTAGAAGAAATGTTATTGATAGTTACGGAGCCTGGATCAACTGTAAGACCAACAAATATTGGGTCAGTTGCTTCTGGTACTGATGGACCACCCTGCCAAATCGATTTAAAAGTTGATGAAGCAAATGTGCTCTCTTTATAGTATAACAATCTTCCAGCAGAATCTTGTAAGCCGATACCAAATACATAGTCAGTGTTAGCAGTAGTCTTTACACGCTTCTGTAAAATAGTATCAACTGGATATTGGGAATCCTCTACATAGAAATAGATACCACTTGTTGAACCCTGATGAGTACCATCATATCTATAAAGATTGAATTGAGGGATTTGGTTGAATCGTGTTTTCGTTTGTACACTATTTGGTGTACCAGAAGTTGGAGGTGATGTAGGAATTCCATTTTCAGAATGGTTGTTTATTTCTAAACTACTCTTGTACTCAATGATTGGGCGAGTTGCTTTGATTGCCTTGTCTAAGGTTACACCTAAGGATTCAACTTGAACGAAATCATCTCTGTGAATCCAGAAGTTATACTTCTGCCAATCATTGATAGTTGATGGCTGTACATTTGAAGTTAAAAATGCTAAGTCAGTACCTAATGTGCCAGAAGAAATAAAAGTTCGACCACCCTGTCCACCGCTTGTTACATGTACTTCAGACCCTGCTGGAAAATTAATAGCATTGACAGCATCAGGGGCTCTCTCCCACTGAATGTTTGGGTAGACCAAATAGATGCCATTCTCTGTTGGGTCTGTTTGGTCTTTAACGAGGATACGATCGCCATTGATAACTCTTACACCATCAACGAAAATGTTACCAGACATTGTCTGTACACCAGAGATAGCACCCTTACCAACTGCATTCGCTGTATTGAAGGAGATTAGAATACTGCTTGTGAAGTATGTAATTTGAACAGTGAAGTAATCGCCAGCAGAAAAATTGTAATTTCCCGATGTCAAATAGAATGAAAGCAAATCGTACTTGCCAGTACCAGCAGAAATTGCTGGAGCTACGTTACCATCATCAGTTGAAAGTGTAATGGTGTCAACAACACCAGGTGTTGTATCAGTTAACGTGTACTCATTGTTGCTCGCACCATTGACGTAGATGTTTGAAACTAAATCACTGGTAACTCTAAAAGTATTGCTAGATAAAAATCTAACAGTGAAAGTTTCTGGTGGACGGTCATTAGCCCAAAGATTGATGTTGCGAGTTGTCGCTAAGCGAACATCTAATTTAGTTTTGTCTGTTGCCTGTGGTGCTTGAATGACATAGTACTCTGGATCAATCTTTGGATTCCAAGAAAGGTCTGGAGGTGATGACGAAACAGCAGCCAAGTTTGTACCATACCAGTAGTACTGGGAATAGTTAATGAACTTGTCAATGTCGATTGGCAATGTATAGTTGAAAGACTGCTCTGCAATCCAATCACGAAGGTGGTCTGTATCAGTGTCAAGAACATCAAGACGATTTAACAGATCGAAGAACGTAAAGACAGATTCTTTCGAACCTGATTTTGTATATAGTGCAGGGATAAGTGCGTTGATCTCTCTATCAAGAGAGTCAGCTGAAATATCAGGCTCACCAGCAACAGATTGACCAATTCTTCCGTTGATAAGGATTGTTTGTTCTTCCGAAACAAAACGATTGAACAAATTAGAAATCATGCTGTCAAGCATTTCATTTCTATTTGTTAATGGAAGTAGGGTTTTGAGGTCTAATTTTTGACGCTGTGCCATATTTGAGCTTGTCGGTATACCGTAAAGAAGATGGATAGATTATTTATCCATCTTCTTAAAGTCTCAAAATGCGCTTACCTGACTTGTCTTAGAACGGTAGGTGTCAATGCACCAACAATTTCAATATCGTTTACTGATGCTGCAGACTGAAGTATCTCATCAAATCCAGAATCGATAGTGAATAACGATCCAAAGGAGTTAACAGAGTACATTGGTACAAGAACAACAGAAGCAATTTGAACTGTTAAACGCTGGTGAATCAATGAGATAAGTTCTGTAGCATAGAAGATATCGCCGAAGTCCCAGTTCTGAATGTCAAAGAATGTATCGATAACAGAGATAATTTCTGACTTGATACGTTCGTCTGAGAATGTAGAGCTAGGAGCTTTAACAACCTTGAAGCGAGCGCGAAGCTTCTGATCTGCAAGGGCGCCAAATAGAAGTTTGATCTTGCCAGAGTGCATAACGACTGTATCAGACAACATCTTATTAGCAAGCAATGAACCATAAGAGGTTCGTAACTCTAAAGGAGTAGGAGGCTGAGGATTGATATCGCTGTAACCCTTAACATAGTCGATGACGTTGTTGTAGTAACCACGTGTCAAGATGAATGCATCATGAATATTTGTTACTGACGGATCGATCAAATGGGTTACTGGACTGAAGTGCTGCCACATGAAGTCAAGATCACTTACGCTACGTCTACGACCTAATTGATAGCCATCATTTGTTACTTCAACTGAAACGCTAGAGCCAGCGTTGAACGTGAATTCTCCATCACCAGAACCAGAACTTAGAGTAGAGTAAATGCCGCCTCGTAGCATTACTTTCTGAACGTCATACTGTCCAGCTACATTTAGAACTGATACGTCGCCAGCATATGTTGCAGACATAGGAACTAACCAGCCATTTGCAGGAATAATAGGATTAGCTGGGTCTGCTAAGCTAATAACAAAATATTCATATCGTGTATTAGAGAATGCGATGAACTGCAGAAGATTATCTGGAGTCGTATCGCCAGCTTGTGTAAAGTTTTCTGTATCTGTTGGTAGAATTTCAATGCGATTGAATTTTATAACGCCATCGATATCATAAACAAAATCAACTGTATCATAAATGTCTGCCTTTAGCAAAGATTGGTTAGACACATCAAGATTGGAACGCAAGACACGAATCTTGTCGTACACTGGCTTGTTAGTAGCAGGGTCAATAATCTGAGTGTTTTGATTGAACCAAAATTTAGTAGTCAAACTCTCAGCAATAATTTTAATGTTGCGGTTGTAGATATTCCAGCTATCAACTTCACCCAAAGCATTATCGTTGCGGGAGATCAAGAAGACCCATGAATCAATGTCAGCATTTGGGTCAAAGTTCATTTGCTGAACTAGGTTAGGACCAGCAGTTGTAGAAATTGTTGTACTAGGAATATTAGGGATGACTTGCCACCAACCATTCAAGTTGACACGTGGTGTATTCCCAGCACCGAATGTTCTGATTGCTGCAGAGTAAGTGTTGCTACCTAATGCAGTGATGTCAATAACAAATGCATCACCTTGTGCAAATGAAGTTCCGCCTGTAGTAATTTCTACATTCAATGGTAGCGCGAATGCCGTTTGAGAAGCCCAATCTACAAACTCAATGCTGTAATTTGGAAGCTTACCTCTCCAATTACTGATGACTGTGAAGGTTGTATTATCAGAAGTCATTTCAAATGTTAAGACTTCATTCTTGTTATTGAAGCCAGATACAAGACCTGCTACAATAGCAATAGATCCATCACCAAATGCTGAAAGGAAACGATTAAATCGTAGTCCAAATTGTTTCTGACGCCCATCTGGCTGAAGTCCTGAACCAGTATCGCCTGGTGGGTAGGTGTTCACGCCATCAATTGTTCTTGGAAGATCAGAGATATAAAGTCTGCCATCATCTTCTGGATAACGTATTGGGTCAGAGATAACACCGTGACGAATTCCATTGATAACAGTATACGATCTTGGGTCTCCATACCAATGTTGGTCAAGAGCACCTTGAATAACTGTTCGTTCATTCAAGCTACCATCTGGAGTCACAGATGATGAGCTACCATATGGGCTAACTGGATTACCATCAACGTCCATATAAAGACCAGCACGGTTGTCTTCAATAAACTTTCTACGTGGATAACTAATAATACCCTGAGATGAATTGCTAGTTGCAAGTACGTGAGTCAGAGTATTGAGTAGAGCATTAGTTTGAAGAAGCGGCTCAATAAAGCTATCAACGATAGTTTTAGAGCTTGACTTTGTTTCAACCATGTCAGCTGAAATATCGTAAAGGACAGTGAGATCATCACCAAACAATTTTACGTTCTCATACGTACGTGATGAATCATTCCACTCAACATACTTTGGTTGACCTGCAAATGTTCTGTTGATTGTCTTCAAGCGAAGGATAGTTGGATCCTTCAGCATGTACGTGTTGTAGTCTTGTCCATTTACCATTCGATTCTGTGAATAGTAAGTAGATGGAGCAGCTTGACGAATGTGTTCGATTGTTTCAGAACCAGCATTGTTCTGAATGGCAGCAGTCAAAGAGAATGTGCAGTTAAAATCGTAGGTGTTATTGTTCTGAGCAATGTAGCTGAAGCCCATTGCTTGACCAACAACTCTATTCTTTGGGATATTCAAGTCTTGGTTAACAGAGATACGAGTCCATAGTTGGAAGTCTCCAACAGCCATATCACTGAAATTACCGTCACCAAAGATCAAAGCGATGCCATCATTCTCTGTTGTTTCAACTTCATACTTCTTACGAGTAGAAGAATCATTATTGAAGTAGATGTTCTGTTCGCTTAGTGTCTCAACGCGCTTCCAGTTTTCTGTGATAGCGCCAGAGTCATTAACACGATAGACCCATACGTCTGTATCATTGACGTTGATAGCGCTCAACTCGATACGACGATTAGCAACTGGTTCAGGAATAGTGTAGTCAGTCTTGACTAGGGAACCTTGTTTGACGAAGCCTAAGAAGCCTGTAAAGTCAGAACCATCGCCCTTGCCGTCAGATGCATAAATGATATTCATCTGTGAATTGTTGTCTGGCGAACGTTCGAATGGACCATTCGTGTCGATGTCAGCGGGAACAAATTCCATTGCTACAGTTTCAGCAGCACCGACTGCGCCAAAGGCATAGACACCATTTCTAAAGCTGTTCAAATTATTGTTGAACGTATAAAGCTGCATCAATACATCGCCAATCTGGAAAGCTTTAGAAGGCTGTCCATACTTTGAGGTCAAAGCTTTGTTCATGACTAGGAAGAACTGTTCCTTCCAGCTTGTATTGTTTGGATCGTTCCACGTGATGGTAACACCCGCAAGATTGTTTCCTAGAGAGTCATAGACATCTTCTGATACACGGACTGTGTTGATCTTAACAAGACCACGAGCTGGTATATTGCGTGATGCTCTGTAAGAAATAAGACGAGCAAGCTTCAAGACTGACTGCTTGCGTTGTGCAGTAGTCATAAAGTTTTCGTGAGCAGCTGTATCAACTCGGTATGCTAGAAGTTCTGCAACGTATGCAAACATTTCAAGAAGAGCAACCAACTCTGAAGATTCAATAAAGTCATTGAAGTGTTCAGGATGATAGATCTGAAGATACTGAATCAAAGATTCTTTTACGGTGTCGTAGTCATACGATGTAAAATTAATCTGAGAGAATGCATTATAGACTTTGTCCCATGCTTCAGCGGCATATGTATTTCTAATGGTCATTTGGATTTTACCTCGATGTTGAGAACGTCACGAACGTTAAACTCAACATATAATAAGTCTGCGAAAGCTATAATAGCATTGTTGTCGGGAAGGTTTAGAACGCTTAACGTAATCAACTTCACTCTAGGATCGTAAGCGAACACTGCGCGTAGATCATCTTCAACGATCATCCGAGTCTCTTCATCGTTAGGTTCGAATGTCAACATTGGAATGCGGGTTCCAAAGCTAGGCATCATTAAACGCTCGCCCTTCAGAGTATAGATGTGATTCAGCAAGTCTTGTTTGACAAGCTCGATGTTCGACAGGCCGAATGTTCGACTTGTATTCCATTGTGATGAAGAAAAACCTCTGTAGATTGCGTTAGCCATAATGTCCGTGAGAGTAATAGTGTATTTATCAAACTTCTAAAAGCGCGGGAATCATGGCTTCCAGGTAGCAGCATTTTTACGGGTGTAATTTTTTGCTATTGCTGGTCGTGTCCAAGGTTCATATGTAGGGATAATTGGTGGTGCAGTAGCTAAATCAGGACAGGATGCAGCAGAAGCATCTCTAGCATCTGGACCGTTCAAATGGATGTTAGCAGCAGTCTCAGTGATGTCACCACCCGACTTTAAGTTGAGTCCAGCAACACCAGAGATTGCCATGTCAGCACTTGACAGTATATCTAAGTTAGAAGCAGCCGTCATCTTTAAAGAACTTTCACTGTCGATATCAAAAATTCCACAAGCAGACTGCTTTATATCTTTAAAAGCTTTGATGTGGATAGAACCGCCGGTGTGGACCTTTAAGTTACCTTCATCCGCTTTCATGTTAATTGAGTTCTTAGCTTCTAGATTGATATCGCGTCCAGCACTTATGTTGACATCAACGTTTGCATTTATGCTTACTGATGCTTCACCAAAGATATGAATGTGACCATCTTGGTCTAGCTCTACCCATGTTCTTCCAAGAGCAGTTGACATGTAGATTCGTTCATTCTTATCATCAAAAATTATCTGATGACCTTCAGCTGTTTTGAATCTAAGTCTTGAACCTGCTGGAGAATCTTTTCCATTATCATCTTGCATGATGATAGCATGTCGGCCTGGAGTAACGATGCAGTATGTCTGAGGGTCAAAGACTCCAGCTCCGTCGACAGCAGACTGTGCGTAGCCATCCTTACCATCTTTATCAGTCTTACCCTGTGCAGCAGATCGTTCCCATGCACCGCGAGTCTGCGCTTCAGATGCTGACATCTTATTTTGGAACTGTGTTCTAAGGTTGTCGTATGCTGGTTGTATCTTTGACAATACGCCACTGTCGTCTACATCATCTCCGAATGGTCCAGGATTTCCAGTAGCATCAGTATTTCTGCCCGCAGGCAATGATCGATTGCGGTGTAGACGCATAGTAGATGCAAAGTAGCAGCGATGTGCAGCATTAGCGTTAATACAGAACACCAACACTGTAGCGCCAACCTTAGGTATGGCCCAGAATCCGTATGCAGCCTGCGATTGATTAGCTCCACCAATACCAGCAGGAAAGTCTACAGTAAACCCACCAAATGGTGATGCATAGTCCGCCCAAGGTAGTTCATCTACATCAAAATTCTCTCCGTCTAAGGAAGGAATCCAAACCTTTACACGACCCATTTGATCTGGATCGTCAGTGGCAATTACTTGTCCCTCCATAATGAAGGGAATGCCGTCATGAAATTCGGTGTCAAATTGCATTGTTAAGTACCTACCATACGTGCGTTGCTGTTATCTTCAGCTGCTAATGCACTGCCATCGATGTCATACGGAATGGCAGCTAAGTTATGTTCAAATTCGCCACCCGCAAATGTTGTCTTAACGAACAAAATTTGATAGGTTCCATTATAGAAGAATTTGTTAGTAAACATTTCTTCACCTAGCTTAAAAGTTCCAGTTGAATCTACATTAGGTGCTCTCAAATTTATCTTCATAAACACTGGTAGTGTTGCTATGTCAATACCATTTAGCAGTGAATCGGTTCCTGTATCACTTTTTTGCCAAGCATTAATTCTTGGTTGAACGTAGTCTGAAATATACTTCTGTTTTGAACTTGACATGCCATTGCTAATTGCTTTAGTTAGCGATGATGATGGACCACTCTTTGATGATGATGCCATTTGGCTAAGGTCGGTACCAGAAATAATACTTCCGTGCGGGGCTTGACCGCCTCGTTCAGTTCTATCTGCGAATTTTCTAATGAGGTTTGGATTTCCTCTAATAGTTACATCCAAATTGATAGAGCTTAAAAAGTGCAGAAGAGCAAACGTTTGATTATATTCTTGCTTCGATTTAAAGGATGCAGCAGATTCTTCTGGAGATTGGTGTTCAGTATGCTGCGATGAGTTATTATTTTTCTGCTCTTTAGAAACAATAGGCGGAAATAGTGGATCACCTGGCCGCATGTTGGTAGAATATTCAGTAGTTTTTGGTGCACCTTTAGATGAAGCTTCTACACCCTTCTTTGACTGGCCGTTGTTAGCATTGGTAGCCATTCTTGACGGACCAATTGAAAG